TAAATGGAGTCGGTATAGTTAAACTATCTGATAATTTTATATTTTGCGAATTAAACAACTTTGCAGAACCTCTCAACGAGTGTCTTGTTAAACATAATATTTTTCGATCCTTCTTCATATTATATTATATATAAATAGAATATTATATAGAAATAGAATCTTATATATAAAAAAATAGAGTTTTTACTCTTTATTCATTTAAAATCACAGTTACTCACTTGTTACTCACTTACTCTTCCATTATCTCACACGCATCGCGTGGATACACGAACCATTCTTCTTGTCCATTACTGAGTCGCAGCGTTCCGGGATAATATAGCTCGGGATGCGTCCATTCGTTTCGTTCCTGGCGAACTGGGTAGTATCGGAATCCACCGGATAGCGGATGGATAAACTGGATCAGGGATCCGCGCTCGTCTTTTTCAATTTGTTGGCGCATTGTCTTTACCGTTTTTTCAGGAACAATACGAAGCCGCGCCCAATCTTGATGGCGTGCGCTCTTCTCATGTTTTTTCCAATTTTTTAGTTTTCCACTGTATCCACAAACACAGGTCCAAGTTTCCGTCCATGTTTGCGTTTCACTCCAATCGCCGACTGCATGTCTTGCAATGAAAGGACAAGATGACGGGGCTGGATTTCTGTATGTGCGTTCATGTTTTTCGGCAATTTTACGTGTTGCCAAGCGGTTGAGGTCGTTTCGTTCTTCTTGAGACATCGCAACCCATTCTTCTGGGAGCATTTGTGCAAGACCGGGAATCATACGACAGGCGCGATTCCACGCATCGTAGCCATTCTTTCCCCCCAGCAATGTAAAGATTCTGTAAATGTTGTCGCCATACAAATGCATCGGGCCTTGAACAACGGCCTGAACAACAGGAACAGGAACGATGGGAACGACGGGAACAACGGCTTGAACGATGGGTTGAACGATGGGAACGATGGGTTGAACAGCAGCAGCAGCAGCAGAAGTTGCAACACGATGAAGTGCGCCCAATGCATTCATAGCTTCAAGATACTCACCTTCGGGTATTTTGTCTTGATATTCTTCAATTACACGCATTAATGTGGCCAAATTCGGATTCACGGCCATTCTTATTCTTCTGTTTCTGAATATTTTATATTAAAATAAAAAAAAATCAATTTATTTTTTTTAAACTTAAAATGATAAAAATTATAACCATTTTTTAGATATTCTTTTTTATAATTGTTTTTTTTTGTTTTAGCGTTTCAGGATGTTTCTCAGCATCCATTCTAATGGTATTCATTCCTCCCTAAATATGCAAAAATTCTGTGAAAATTGTCGTCAAATAACTGCATTGGAGCTTGAATAACGGGTATAGTAACAGGGGCAGCAACAGTACGATGAAGTGCACCCAATGCATTCATCGCTTGAAGATACTCGCCTTCAGGCATTTTGTATTGTTGATCTTCAATGACACGCATTAATGTAGCCAAATTTGGATTCACGGTCATGATTTGTTTTTTGTTTCTATTTCTATTTGTATGGATTCAAGAATTAAAAAAATAAAAAAATCAATTTATGTATAATTATTTTATTTTCAATTATAAATATAAACAATATAAATATAAAACAATACATGAAAATAATTAGCATTTCAATACAATCATAATAACATAATTAATGACAATGAATCATCAAAATTTGGATTATGATTTTCCCGCATCATCAGAAATTCCAGCAAAATTATATATATCGAACAAACAAAAACAAGTTAATAATGTTAAATATATAGTTCAGATTGCAGACGGAATATTTTCAGGTTTTACACGAATCATAGAAATGGATATTGGAATATTCGACTGCATTTTAAATTCCAAGGAAGTATTCAAAATATTAAATAATTATATATGTAATCACATGTATTTCAAGCTGCTTTCTTTTTTAAGCGAAGAGAAACTCAGAAACCAAATGTGTGAACTAAACGCTATAAAAAATGCAATGACGATCGATGAAACGCTGTGTACCTCTGAATCTGATACTGAATTCATTCATACTAAAAAATTATTGATTTATATAAAAAACTAATATTATTATAAAAAACAATTTAAAAACTTATTTTATCTATTTATTATATTTGTCATATTCTCAATCAATATTATCATGAATATAGTGAGCTCGGTCTCATCTGTCGTGTTAGTATATTGATTCGGATAGTTTTACTTCAAGCAGCGATTCAAAGCAGCTGGGTGGTCTAATGGTCAGATGCTCGGATTACAAGTCCGACATGGCAAGTTCAACTCCCGGCACGGCAACTGCGAATTTTCCCTTCTAAATTAGAGAAGGGGCCTAAACCCCTGTAGCACAGAGGAAGTGCGCCGTAAAACACCGTCAGTTGCCAACATGACTGCATAAGTCCGATCGACAGATGGTTATGGCTTATAACCCGGAGGTCACAGGATCGAAACCTGTCGGGGGTATCCACTACACTTCAGTCGCTTTAAAGAAGCGACCCTCGTCTTCACAAAGACACCTTTCAACCGGCGTGGCGCAGAGGAAGCGCGCGGGGCTCATAACTCCGAGGTCATACGATCGAAACGTATCGCCGGTATCATTACACTTCAGTCGCTTTAAAGAAGCGGCCTCGTCTTCACAAAGACACCTTTCAACCGGCGTGGCGCAGAGGAAGCGCGCGGGGCTCATAACTCCGAGGTCATACGATCGAAACGTATCGCCGGTATCATTACACTTCGACCCTTTACAGAAGCGGTCACCTTAAACCCTCGTAGCTCAGTGGAAGAGCACCGAAAAACACCGTCAGTCATCACAATGACTTTACAAGTCCGATCGACAGATGGTTATCGCATCCTAAGCCGGAGGTCACAGGGTCGAAACCTGTCGGGGGTATTCAGTACACTTCAGTCGCTTTAAAGAAGCGACCTTCGTCTTCACAAAGACGCCTTTCAGCCGGCGTGGCGCATAAGAAGCGCACCGTTTCACTTTGTGGTAATCATTACACTTCACCCCCTTTACAGAAACAGGACGTCAAGCTGGACGTTAAACGTAGCCGGTATCCGAGGACATACGATCGAAACGTATCTCCGGCATGATTACACTTCAGTCGCTTTACAGAAGCGACCTCGTCTACACATTAGACACTTAAAACCGGTGTGGCGCAGAGGAAGCGCGCGGGGCTCATAACTCCGAGGTCATACGATCGAAACGTATCGCCGGTATAATTACACTTCAGTCGCTTTACAGAAGCGGCCTCGTCTACACATTAGACATTAATAATCGGTATAGTGTAAGTGGCAACACGCGGTTCACCTTGGGTTCCGAATTACAGGATCAACGCCTCGTTACCGGTATCATACATACACCTTCACCCCTTTACAGAAGCGGATGGTCATAGCTAAGCGACCTTAAACACAGCACATTTAGCCCCCGTAGCTCAGCGGCAGAGCATAACACCGTTTATCTTCAAACATGACTTCATATGCATCTGCATTGGAGTCCGACTTGGTGAATGGTTATCGTCTCATACATGAAAGGTCACAGGATCGAAACCTGTCGGTGGCAATATTACACTTCAGTCGCTTTACAGAAGCGGCCTCGTCTTCATCTTCACAAAGACACTACATTTAAACCGGTATAGCTCAGCGGCAGAGCGTCTAACACACCGTACGTCTATCACCATGACTTCATTGAAGTCCGACTTGATGAATGGTTATCGCCTTATAAGCGGAAGGTCACAGGATCGAAACCTGTTGCCGGTATCATACACTTCACCCCTTTACAGAAGAGGGTAGTCATAGCTAAGTGACTTCTAAACACAGCACGTTTTAGCTCCTGTAGCTCAGAGGGAGAGCGCTCATAAACATGAAAGCAGCGTGGGATCAAAACCCGCCGGGAGCAATAATTACACTTTAGTTGCTTTAAAGAAACAACTCGATTAAACCACTCCCATGGAGGGCAGCTTATCGTCGAATAAACTCAAGACATTCACACATGTCCGAACATTTGATGGTTATCTCTTTATCATTAAAAGGCAAGCATTGGATCGATACCGATGGGTGGTATAAGCGTCGAAAGACGCATCTGTTTTTTTTCAATTTTATTACATATTATTTATTTATTATTCAATAGTTTAATAATTATAGATTTATGGATAGAATATATAATATATTGTATTGATTTAAATATTTGCCTCTACAATATATTAGCATAACGGCTTCAATATTATAAAAAACATTTTAAAGTTGGATTTTTAAAATGCAGAATCACAATCAAACTCAAACTGGTACTCAGAATAATCAGCAAAAACAAATACATAGTCAAACCATTATTCAAGGTCGTCTAACAAAATCAGAATGGAATAATATGGAGATTCCCGTATCTCCTGATGAGCTGTCAATTATTAAATTGATTCGAGATAGTTATCACAATGTTCAAATGAAAATGAATGGTAATACTTCTATGATTGGAGTCCTGAAAACATCGTCGTCTCCTGAAATGCACGCACACTTGTATCAAAAACATTTTGAAAGTATTGTTTCCGAATGTGTGAAAACATACAAACTTCCAGAATTTTCTTTTGATAACAGTAATGGACATAACAGTAATGGACATAACAGCAATGGACATAACAGCAATGGACATAAAAACGGTAAAAATAAGATTACCGAAATAAAAAAAATTGACGCGATCCGGATTAAAAACAATGAGAATGCCATCAATCCGAAAAATATTTTCGAATATACGATTTTAAAAATATGTAAACTTTTACTTTCTAAAAAGGCAAAATGGGACGATGAAAAAGAGGAAAAACAGGAAAAAGATGAGAATAATGATTCCGGTTCTGAATCCGATGACGATGACGACATTGACGGATGCAGTTGGATGTCTTATTATTATGCATTGAAAATGAATATGAAAAACAGTATTGACCACATGAACGCGCATGTACTACAATTTGTAAACTACTTGCTCGACATGTTTGAGAATGATGTTGATATTACAAGCTTCATTCAATATTCCGAATATTTTGTCGAAAAAAACCACCTTTGCACAAAATTCAAAGACATTGAACTGTATGATCATCAAAAACAAATATTCACACACGCAAAATCTCCCAATCCCAAACTTGTACTGTACATTGCGCCAACAGGAACCGGAAAAACGCTCACGCCTCTCGGACTCTCTGAAAAACATAAAGTCATTTTTGTTTGCGCTGCACGCCACGTCGGTCTAGCGCTCGCGAAATCCGCAATATCCATTCAGAAACGCATCGCATTCGCATTCGGCTGCAAAAGTGTCGACGACATACGCCTGCACTATTTTGCCGTCAAAGAAGCGACGCGTGACTGGAGAACTGGAGGCATTCGTAAAGTCGACAACAGTATTGGAGACAATGTTGACATCATTATCAGCGACATTCAATCCTATTTGCACGCCATGTTTTATATGAAGGCATTTAATCCCGTTGAAAATATTATTCTTTTTTGGGATGAACCCACCATTACCATGGACAACGAAACTCACGAATACCACAACATTATTCACAAAAATTGGAAACAAAATATCATTCCTAATGTGGTTTTGTCGTCTGCAACGCTACCACACGAGCAAGAACTTCAAGCCACAATTGCAGATTTCAAGTCCCGATTTTCGAATGCTGACATTGTTAGCATTGTCAGTCACGATTGCTGCAAGTCCATTCCAATTGTGAACAAGGGCGGGTGCGTTCAACTTCCGCATACGCTCTTTTCGAATTATGCCGACGTATTGTCCAGCGTCGCACACTGCGAAAAACATAAAACATTGCTGCGTTATTTCGGAATTGGAAAAATATGCGACTTCATCTCTTTTGTAAATAAGAAACACTACTACTCGAGCCAACGATACAGCGTACAACGTTATTTTTCATCGCTCGACGAAATCACACACACTTCCATTAAACTGTATTATCTTACTCTTTTGAAAAATATTACACAAAAACCGGAACTCAATGCGTGGTCCAACATTTATGATCATTTCAAAGATTGCGACAAGTTGTACGAGTCAACCGGATACATTACCACGTCGGACGCTCACACGCTTACAGACGGACCTACAATTTTCTTGACGAATGATGTTGAAAAAATTGCAAGTTTTTGTCTCCAAACTGCTCAAATTCCGGCGCAGCTAATCGATGATATTATGGGTTCAATTCATCATAACAATAAACTCTCCGAACAAATTGAAACGATCGAAAAACAAATTGAAGATTTGTTGAACGAGTCAGAAAAGGGTTCTGCTTCTTTAGGGGGAGACGACGGAAAAGAAAAGAAGAATAAATTTCTCGATAAAAAAATGGATAGCGGTGAAGTGAAACTATTGAATCAGAAATTGCAAGATTTGAATGAAAAAGTCAAACGAACGGCTCTCCACGACTTGTTTATTCCGAACCGTCCCGCACATTTAGAGAAATGGTTTAAAGGGTCTGGATCTGGATCTGGATCTGGATCTGGATCTGGATCTTCTGGAAAAAAACCGTGGTCGTGCGACATTCAAGACGGGTACGTTGAAAAAATCATGCTTCTTTCCGTCGAATCACACTGGAAAATTCTGCTTCTCATGGGAATTGGTGCAATCACCGACCACAAAAATGCAAAATATAATGAAATTATGAAAGAGTTGGCACAAGACCAAAAACTGTTTTTAATTATTGCATCGTCTGACTACATTTATGGCACAAATTACCAGTTCTGTCACGGATACATTAGTCGCGACTTGCATGATATGACGCAGGAAAAAACAATTCAGGCCATGGGGCGCGTTGGCAGAAACAGCATTCAGCAAGATTATACCATTCGTTTTCGTGATGACGATTTGATTCAAAAATTGTTTTTACCTTCGACAAATAAACTTGAAGCTGACAATATGAACAAGCTGTTTTCTACCATTTAGGAGTGTTTGTTATTGTTTTGTTTTTACAACAAATATAAATTTTATATGAAATTACAATTACTAATATAAAATTTATGAATATTTAAGAAGATTTATATATTTGCATATTATATACTAAATTAAAATTAAATATAAAATTAAAATGGATACTAAAATGAAAAGGGAATTGAATAACTTATTAACGAAATATCCCGGGGGGAGTCAACTGAATTTTTCTGACCCATTTATGTGGGCTGGGGCAATCCGTTACATTATAACAAACTGGCGCGGACAACCTCTCACTCATGAAGATGTTCGATTAGCCATAGCAAACCACATTATAATGAGAATCAACCGTTTGCGTTCACAACCTTATCCCCAGCAGCAATTAAATCCGCCTCTATACCCTCTCAATCCTACAGACCTGGAACGAATAAACGCAAATAGAACTATGGATGTACTAAACCAATATCTTGGTATTCCACCTCAACCTTTACCTTTTCCGGATGTGGGTATTGAATATCCTCCTAGACCTATTTTTCGTCCTCGTGTTCTTGCACCTCCTGCTCGTCCTCTCCCTCCGGGTGTACCGCCACCCGTTTTTTTCCCCGGTCAAGAATGTATATCGTGTGTGGAGGAAATAACGGGGCTACAAGCCCAAAATCCAGGTATAGCATTCTGTACTAGTTGTAGTGGAAGGACGCATTTGTCATGCTATAACAGTATGTCTCTTGAGGAGCGTGATTTGTTTTTTTTAAAACGAAAACCTTCCGATCAACCCCGATGCCCAACAAAGTGTTCAACAAACCCTGAATGGTATGAATATCAATTTTCTCCTGCTGAAATTGCTGCTGCTGTTACTCCTCCTCCCGCTCCTCCTCGTGACGATGCAGCTGAGATAATAAATGTCCAAAATCGAGCATATGATGAGACGTTTAGATTAGATTGGAGAAGATGGAATATTGAAGAGTTATTAGAACGACCTGAGTTTGTAGATCAAACCCCTGAACAATTAGCGCGAGCATTAACTGCATATAGAAATGAATATCCAAGAGA